ACCGTTCCGCGAACACCTGCTTTCTGCACCGGTTGCAGATAAACATTGCTCCGTTCTGTCTCATTGCACTTTCTCCAACTTCATAACCTCAAAATCTTCAAGATTCGGGTGCAACTTTTTCCTCTCGATCCCGAACTTTGCCCTTGCTCAGTGCCAGAGGACCACGTTTGACGAATGGGCCAGATATGTTGTTCCGTTAATTTTGACCTGTAACTGGTCGCCTTCATAATCGTTCCAGCTATCCACCTTGCCCTCAATTACGGTTCCATCCGGCATTTTAATCTGTGCCTGCGAATATTCGTAGGTCAAATCAATTACCTGCTTGTTGCATCCCGTCATCAGCAAAACGCTTGCCGCCGCAGATGCTCCCACCATAAAAATCTTTCTCATTTCTTTGCCTCCTGCTTTTCATTGAGTTTTACTACCGGCTGCGGCTGGTCGCTGCGGTTCAGCGGCTTGTCAAAGCACACATTCCATGGATCGCCCTCCGGCTTGTCATGCCATGCCAGGGCGTGGCGAATGGCAAGCCATACCTGTTCTGCCCGGTACGGCACCTTCATTACGTCTGAGGTCGGGGCCGGGAGAACGCATCTGCTGTACAGCCGTTCCATTTCTAGCAGCATGGTATTTCTGCGGCCTATCGCAACATTAAAAGCGTTTTTACGCTGTTCCTCGCTCTGAAACGCATTGTTTTCCGCGTCCGAGTAGAATTTTGCAAAGCACAAGTCTTCTGCCAGATCCCAAAACTGTCCCATGTGCAGCCGCAGATACCACTCGCAGGCAGTCTGCACAGCCTCCGCCACTGGGCGGCTCATGGTCAGCGTGATGGTCTCGATTTCGGTAGGTGCGTCATTCTCCTTCGCCATAGTGCGGCTCCTTCGCTCCCGGCCAGCGACGGCGTTGGCTGCGCTCAAACTTCCGGGCCATCGCCGCCGTCTGGATAGCTTCCACGGCCAGGGCAACAGCCCGGTCGTATACGCCTTTCGTGGAGATCTGCGGATTGTTGGAGTAAACACCTATCCACATAGCGTTAAGTTCCCGGCACAGACCGTTCATCTCCTGCGCAGCTTCCACGACTTCTTCTTGGATGATTCCCGCGCCCTCATGTGGCCCAGCAAACATCCGAAACTTCTTATTGGCAGCGGCCAACTCGATTTTGACCAGCCGCTTCACGTCATTTTTTACCGCATTCATGATTAGCCCTCCGTCCGGCTCTTGATTTCGGCCAGCAGGTCATCCAGCGGAACATCGGAAAGCGAAAACCCGGCCTCTCTTTCGTCCTCGACAGAGACCAAGAGTGCAGAGGAAAAGCACAAAACGGGGCGAACACCATAGGAGTCGTCGTACCAGCTGCTGCCGCCGGAGCCAGCGGTGTAGACGTTCCAGACGTAGTTGCTACCGTAGGCGAGCGGAGAGCAATTCGGCGTACCGTAAGGCGTTGCCAACCACCACGGCGCATCTACCTTCGGGATCAGCCGCCAATATTTTCCGTACCCGCGCAGGGTCAACAGGCCAATCCTCACTTCAAAGATTCCGTATTCGTTCTGGCCGGTCGTGTCCTGAAGGTCGATTCTGAGCGGAATGAATGTACTCAGCGGAGTGCCGTTCTTTGTAAACTCTGCCAGGCAGTTACCCAGATATGGCATAATCTCGCTCCGGCGCAGATCGTTGGGGCATTCCGGGTCGTCGCCGTCGCGGAACGGCATTCTCGTCCAAATGTCCTTTGCCAGTACCAGACAGCCGTGTTCGTCTGCATCCAGCTTCACAAACTCCTTGCCCAGCGCCCTGAAGATGCCGCCAATTTTCACGTCGCCCAGAGTTACGCTTTTCAAAATCTTACTCATCGTTATTCCTCCACTAAAACCACATTGGCCCAGCTGGTTTCGTATGTTTTCCCGTCAATCGTGACTTTCACGATACGATCATTGTGTACAAATGAACTTACCTTGTCTGCCCTTCCTTTGTCCAGCAAAGTGCCATCCGGCAGATAAACATATACCGTCTTGACCGGATTTTCGCCGATTGTTGCATCCTTGACAGCTTCGCACCCGGTCAGTGTAGCGCACAGTGCAGCAGTCAAGGTGGTCAAAGCCAGCAGTTTCACAGCCTTACGCATCCTCTTTGTCCTCCTGCTCGCTCAAGTCCTCTACATCGGCAACATCCTTTGTCTTTTTCACCATATCTGCAAGCTCACGCAACCCAGACTTTGCCAAAGGTTCCAGCTTTACAGGGAGTACCGCACCGCGCACCACCATACCGTCTTTGATAACATAGTAGCGGCTACCACTTGCCATCTTTCGGGCGCAGTATTTGAAATATCCGCTCTTTCGGATCTCGTCCGTCACCGGCATGATCTGCTTTGCATCCACAAAACCGACCGTTCCCGAAACAGGCTCGATCATTGGAACCAGTTCACACCCGCAGTACCGGATACCGATTCTTCCGGTCACGCAGTCCATTTCTCCGTCTGCCGTGTCGTCCAAATCCATCCCTTCGATGTGATGGAGATCATCCGGGCAGTCATTATCAAACTCGATGTCTGCCCATTCCTTTTTGCTGATGCCCAGGAGGGTTGCAAGCTCACTTTCATTTTGTGCCTTCGGAAATCCGGTCAGCGGGAAGATTGCCGTTTTGGTTCCAATGTACAAATCATAGGTTCTGCAATCGTCATAGAACACTTTGTAGAGTTTACAGTACCCATCTGCCTTAATGAGCTTTGCGATTGCTGCCAGCTTCATTTGCTTCTCCTTTCAATTTCGATAGCCTGAACTTCAAACTTTTCGTACTCCGGGTAATGATTCTCGGCCTGCTTCTTGGCTTTTTCAACAGCCTGTTCGGCGCTGTCCGCATCCAGCCGGTACGGCAGCCAACCCGGCCACCCACCAGCACCGGTCGCTTTCAGCAAAATGTAGTACCTCTGCATCGGTGTGTTCTCCTTTCAGTTTTGGGCAATCCCGGAGTTGAACCGGGCCGGGCCTGTTCCCATGCTCACAAAAAAGGCCGCCGCAGCGGGCGGCCTGTGTCAGGAGTTGTGCGACCTTATTTTCAAAATTTTCTTTGCTTCCTCTGCGTGGAGAAGGACGCTGTCCCGGCAGGTCATACCCGGTTCTTGCAGCTCATAGAGTTTGCACTCTTTCGTGCATCCCTTACTGCCTTTTCGGGCCTGCTCATTACACGTTATAAATCGTGCGGACAGAATCCGTGTCAGCGTTTCATTGTCCATCATGCCACCAGATAAAGCCAAAGGAACTTAATCAGTGCGGCAGGCACAAAGAAAATCAGTGCCGCCCACAGTGCCACAGCTGCCAAAACCATCAGAACACCCAGTGTTTTCACAAATCCGTCCATTGCTTTTTCTCCTTTTAAGTTCAATTCTTGCCCAAGCTGCAAGGTCTTTCCAGTTTTCAGATTCCCGGTGACATGGAGTATCGCTGGCGCGTTTATCAACTGCTTCTGCAAGTTTTTCAACGCACAAGTCAGGCAACTCCTCAATGTGTGATTCAAAAAACATAGCCATGACATCCAACGGGGCACCCGCAGCAGCAATAGCCAAAACTTCTGCGTCATTTTTCTTGTCTCCGTGCGTTTGGAGCTTGCCCCACATCACTTCGCTGCCTCCTGGATGATCCAGACCCGGTGCGTTCCATAGCCTTGCCAGCTCAGTGCATCTTCGTGGCTTCCAGAAACGGCTATGTCCAAGTGTTTTCCCTGGATTCCCGCTCCTTTGTCCTGAACGATCCGCACTCCTACATCCTCGATATAGAGGACAGTCCCAAACGGGAACACGTCCGGGTCAGCCGCCACCGTCACGTCAGCTTCTACCGGTGCACCGCTGGACGTGATTCCTGTTCCCGTTCCGCAGATATGTTCCCGCTTTTCGGTGCAGTAGGCCGTGCAGAGAAAATCGCCAGCATCCTCAACTAGCAATTTTCCATCCAGTCGGTCCCGTGCTTTCAGAGAATCCCGCAGGGTATCGGCGTACTCTGCAATCTCTTTCGACACGCCCTCCCAGTCCTCATACCGGGACTTGTAAATATCCCGCTGACATTCCAGATCATCAATACGGTGATAAAGCACGCCGGTCTGTATGCCTGCAATCATGACTACTACCAAGGCAATTTTTGATATGTCCACTTTCATGTTTTTTCCGTTCCTCCCATCTTGTCAAAAGTAATTGGCGGATGCCCATGCTCCTGCGCTCTGAGCGTCCCGGACGTTCCCTGCGTGACGCTCATTCTTCCTCCGCCTTGGTCATTCAGTACCATATTTCTCAGCTCAAAAAGCGTTTGATCCTGATGTGTCGCCAGTGTTGCAGAAAGTTCTTTCTGAACAAGTGCTCCTTTTCCGCCACCCTCACGCCCTGACCGGATCTTCACGGTGTAGGCTCCATGCTGCCCCCCCCGCTGGCCTCGATGC